GTTTAGTTTTGGTTAGATCATTCTAATCAAAATTTCACTGCTTCGTATGGCAAAATTTTTCCAAACTTGGTATTTGACTTTAGAGGAGTATAAAACTTCTGCTGATATTTAGAACGAGTGGCACGGCAATTTTTACTGGACATATAACGATTTCGTAAATAACAAATACTAAGGGTACCGAAAAGCGTATTAAAAACACGCACAAGTTTAGTAACCTTTCTTTGTAGTTTTGGTAGTCGAGCGAGTAATCTTACACGTAAGTTCGGATTCATTCGTGATAACAAAACTCAGTTTAGAATTTTAAAATGATTGTGTCTTTAAAACATTTGTAACTGCAAACCTACTACGCATGGTGCTGGTAGTTTAGGCGGAAGCTATGTTTTATTAAGATGATAAGTTTTGAATTTTAGACAGCTATTGACAGATATTCGTCCTATCTGGGGATAGTTTTCCAAGGCCATAGTATTTTGTATAATGTTTACACCCTTATATAACCTATATATTCAACAGTAATTTCGTTTATTTTTTGTCTCCGTCGAGACCACATTAATTAATCATACCTAGATTACGCATGGAGCTAATTAGTATAGGATTAATTGTTTATATAACTAAATTAAAACAAAAATGAACTGTCGAAATATTAAAATAGATCAAGGTTTGGACGCCTATAAAAATAAAAATGAAAATAAAACTATAATTAAAAAAGACGCGTCTTGCACAAGTGAACAAGCAAGTCAAGGAGGTTTTGTTGACACCGAGCCTAGAACGCAGGCTGAAACAACTAAAGAATATAAGATACTCTATACAAGAACTGGAGAGCTGAAAACCGTCAAAAAAGAAAGATTTTCGGCTATGAAAGGCAAAGTTATTGTACTAAAAGATAGTAAAATAAGAGTAATAGGACAAATTCCTAGGAGTCAAGCTAAAGAAGCTTTGAAGGCCCAAGGATTGGCAAACTTTTTTGGTTTTGATACAATAGTAAAAGCAATGCATTCAGTTATTGATTTGCACGAATATGCGATGAAAGGATTGTCACTCACTAATAATGTTGTTAACAAATTTGATCGTAAATTTGCTATAATCTTAGCTAAATTGATGATAGAGAGTGTTTCTTTTGTGTCTAATGCTAGTGATTTTCGTTTAGAAAACGTGATATCTATTTGTTTGTCTATATATTCGCTCTTCGATCATTTTGAAGGTTGTTTAGATGCACAAGGATTAGAAACAATTTTCATTGCTAGTGCGTTGCCATTTCTCCCTTCCCAAGTGAAAGAAGTCATTAAACACATCTCGTTTCTTTCCAATTTAAAAATTTTAGACGATTTTACAGTCATTCATCAGTTGTTTGAACTTTTAGAAAATTTTTTGAAATATGTTTGCAATACATTAAGTATACCTTCCTCTTATGTTGAAGGAATAACAAGACTTTTTTCTTATGTAGGTTTCGGAGCTAAGCATCGAATATTGCAAAATATGAAGAGTAGTATGGATGAAGCTGTAACCAATAAGCGCATTTTTAATAATGGGGCATATTTGAGTAAATGTTATAGTATAGAAGCTGAATTTAAAGAATGTGCAGAACTGAAAGATTGGATAAAAAAGAACGGTTTTGTTGCAGATTTGTGTAAGAAATGGGAATTACACATGAAGATAGTGAGAGCTAACGAAGAAGTATCTAGAGTTGAACCGAATTTATTCGTCTTCGAAGGTCCTCCAGCTTGCGGTAAATCATTTTTATTGAATCAGGTAGTAGAAGTTTTGGGATATTCGAAATATGTACATTTAATACCAGATGTTGCTGAAGGTAAAGATTTTTATGATTCATATAACAATGAAGACGTATTTTACATGGATGACGTAGGGCAAAAAGGAATTAGTCAATGGAGATCTATTATAAATATGGTTTCCAGTGTTAAAATGCCTTTGGATTGCGCAGAAGCAAAGCTAAAAGACACCAAATTTTTTAATAGCCATACTATAGTAGCCACTACTAATAGTTTTATGCATTTAGGAGGTTTATGTAAGTCTGATGGCATTAGTAACACCCAAGCTTTATGGCGACGCGGATTCGTGTTTGATTTCGCAGATATGCACTTTAATAATGCTATGTTTAAAGGAACAATTCGATTCAGACATTATAATTTGAAGACTAATAGCTTTGAAAATAGTTTCCCTTCTTATTTTAAACTAGATTTAGAAGATGAAAGTGGGTTCTTGAAACCTTATTTTAAAATACCGGAATTTACCGAAGACTTAAGTGATATGCGCAATTGGATGGCTGGAATTATTAAAGCTTTTGAGCTGAAAAAACGGCGAATGCAATCTGCTAGTAAAATTACTGCTGAAGAAAAAGAGAAGAGTTTGAACAAAGTAAATGACTTAGTTAGAAAAATTTTCTATAACGCTGAAGTTAAAAAAGAAGAAGATAGAGGTATGACTGTCCCTACTACTTGTAGTCTGTGGAAAGCGTCTGACAATTTTATGAATTACATGAAATCTAGAGTAGAGGAAGAGAAAGAGTCTCTGATATCTGACGAATTCCATGATACTTATATAGAACCTCAAGGATTTTTAGATTCATCTTTAGCTTCTTGCGCTACAGTATTTTCTGGAAGTTCTTTTTGGATCAGCGCTGCTATAGGCAGGTTAGTTATGTGTTGTTTTGAGAGTGAGATTAAAGCTATGTTTGAAGAGTTGAAATCATTTGATTTTGCAGCTTTATATGCATCAGGTTTATCTTCATGTAAACAATACTTGGGTTGGATTTTGTCTTTTGTCGGAATGGCGTTAATATTTTCTATAATTTTTTATTTAACCAAGCGCAGTAATAATGAAGTTCTAGAAGGTCAAGGAGATTTTAATAGTGATACAAGCGGTGAACACACGTCTATATCCATGATGTTAAACAACGTGTTTGAATGCAATTTAAAGGACAACGACACAGAAGTTGGATGTAATTGCGTTGTGTCTGGTCGATTGATTTTATTGCCTTCTCATTTAACTCCGAATGACAATATTAAAATAAAAATTTACAGAAATAAAGGAAAAAATATAGTATGGTTGGAATATACAGAGATAAAGTTGGTGTATAGAAAAGACGAGTATGATTTAACTGTATTTTCGTTGCCGGATTCTTTTCCTAATCCTTTTAAAAACTTAGGAAATTGGATTAATAAAGATTCAAATACTAAAGAAGCAGTATATTTGGTATCAGGTGAAGGATTTAGGAAGTTGAATACTTATTGTGATTATGGTCATGTAGTTAATTATTCTTTTAACTTTGGTCAACAGGTGTTGAATAGAACTACTAAACCCGAATATATGAAGTACGATTACCAAAAATTTGGCTTGTGTGGATCTGTAGTATTTTCTACCGTTAGAGGTATATTAGGAATTCACGTAGCAGGACATGTAGCCAAGAATTTTGGGGTCGCTAGTATATTCAGCAAAGAAGTTTTGCAAGATTTACAGACTCTAATGCAGCGAGATAAGCCATTGATACCTCTTAATTTTAAATTTTCCGAAGTGGAGAAGGAGAATACGAGTGTTATTCGTTTCTATGATACTGGATTGATGTCTTATTCACCCGTTTCTTCAAATTTAGCCCAATCTGCGTTGTACGGTATATATCCTGTTGATAGATTTCCTGCTGATTTGAATAAGTTTGGAAAAAATACTTTAAAGGAAGTTAGCAAGAAGTCTTTTACACCGTGCAAATCTTTGGCTGAAAAAGAGCTGAAATTTTGTAGCCAAGTTTTAGATTCTATGATGGATACATTCGAACCCTTGACTGAGTCGGAAATAATTAAAGGTACTGAGTTGTTGGCTGGTTTAAACAAGGATTCGTCTAACGGGTTTTTAATGCTAAAAGACAAGGCCGCCTATATAGATTTTGAGAGTGGCCGTTGTACTGATTTATTTAAAGAAGTACTATTAGATATTGAGAATCAAGCTAAAGAAGGAGTAGTAGATTGGAAGCATTTGATTTGGGTAGAATGTTTGAAAGATGAAATTAGGAACGAAGAAAAAGAAGGGGTTCCTAGAAGTTTTAGAATTGGTACCTTAACTCAACAATATTTAATGAAAAAGTATTTTGGTAGGTTTGTAGAACACATAATGAAAAACAGAGATTTTAATAAGATTATGGTTGGTTGTAATCCTATTAAAGAATGGCCGGTCATATACCAATCATTAATTTCTGGAAAAGTATTTGCAGGAGACATTAAGAATTGGGATGGTAGTATGAATGCTGAAATACAGCAATTAGTAGCGGATAAACTTGTAGCTAATTGCGTAACCCAAGATAAAAATTTGGTAACGGCTTTAGCCAGTACTTTAACTAATTCTTTAGTGGTAGTTGGTAAGGACACGTTATTGACGACGCATTCTATGCCATCAGGATCGTATTTGACCGCCATTATGAATAGCTTGGTTAACAAATTATACACTGCCATATGGTATTATAGAAATGTTAAGAAACCATCAGTAAATGATTTTTGGGAAAGTGTAGACGACTTTGTATACGGAGATGATAAGTTAAATGTTATTAAAAAACACCACTACACTTTGAATGCTATAAGTATGAAAGATTTTTTCGAAAGTGTGAATATGGGATTCACTGATTCTGTGAAAAAACCGATAACGGAACCGTTTCAGAGTATAGAAGAAGTGACATTTCTTAAAAGATCGTTTAGATACCATAATTTACTTAAACGTATCGTTTGTCCATTAGAGCTACGGGTTATTTGCAACACTTTATCTTATTACGATTGTACTAAAGATCAAAGTACAGTATTGAAGGACAAAATAAATGCAGCACAAAGAGAGTTTTATTTACACCCAGAGAGAGACTTTCTATTACAAGATTTTTACGAACGTTTGAATTCTTATGCGGTTCCTTATGTTAAATTATCAAAAAATTACTTACTGTCCGTTTATATGGATGATAATTATATTGTACCACTTTCTTTTGGGAGTGATCAATATTTTTAAGTTTATAAAGGCGTTCTAACTTTTGTAGGAACCCAAACCTATGAAAGGCGACCGAAACTTAAAAACAATAAAAATACGGGAGATTAGTTATTGGTAAGTATTGTAGTAACTACCCTAATCTATAAAATAATGCTACAGCAAACAACAATAATTCAAATCAAGATACCGGAATGTTAGAGACGGTAAATAAACATTTCTCTACAATCAAAACGCGTTCTATTATAGAACCAGACAAAATGTATGATAAATTCCCGAAGTTAGCTTGTGTTCCTCAAGCCTTAAAAATGGATTTTACTCGTATTTTGAATAAACCATTTTTTATAGCGTCAGTTCCGTGGACTACTTCAGCCCCTATAGGAAATGAACTTTTTCGAGCATCTGGCGCTCCTTTTACTTCAGGTTTTAACGTTCCTGATTCTTTATTTTTAAATGCTTTATCGAAGATACCTTTTCAATCTTCCACTTTATATAGAGGCAAAGTGAGGTTAATAGTTCAAGTGGCTGGTACTCCAATGCATCAAGGTAGTATATTGCTAGCAGCTCAACCTCCCGGTTTTGCTCTTGCTCAAACAGTTATCACACCCAGATTTAACAATTTAATGGCAGGTCCTCATGTTTTTGCTTTTGCTAACGAATCAACAGCAGTTAGTTTAGAAGTGCCGTTTTATTATAATACCAAATTAGGAAAAACAGACTTAGATGACACTACTATACAGCCAAATTATTCATTTGGAAATTACGCCCAAATTTTGGCCGTTGTTTTGAATCCTCTACAGGGTCCTGTGGGAGCATCAACATCTCTTTCATTTTCGGTTCACGCCGAATTTACTGAGATGGAGTTTTACGCTCCTCACGTGGATGTAGTTTATGAAACTTTGGCTGCACAGGGTGTTCTTGAAGAGTTTAAGAAAGTGGGCACAGGAGTGGTGGATTCAGCGTTTTCTACTGCTGGAACTGTAACTCAAGATATATTAGATAGAATTAGAGGTTCTGTTAGAGCTTATACTGGATTAGATGCGGATAACAACCCTAATATTAAAGATAAACATCATGTCGTAAACAGACAACACGCAAATTTAGTAGATATGCCCAAACAGTTTGAGAAAATGGATCCTTATGGAGACTTCGATCGCATATGTGACGACTATATTTTTGATACCGATAGAGATGAAATGTTAATGCGCGAGATTATAACTAAGCCGCAATACGTAGACACATTTAAAGTTGGAGCTAATTACCCTACTGGTCAAATCTTGTGGACTCGCCCTATTTCGCCTGTATCACAGTGTTATAAAAGCACTTATACTAATACCCAAGGTGAGGTAATCACTACTCGAGGTTGGGATAATTTATTTCAAACTATGTATAGTATGACTAAATTCTGGAGAGGTACTATCAAATTGCACATCCAATCCAGTATGTCTAATTTTCACTATTGTAAGTTATTAGTGGCGAAGGATTATTCTATACGTAAACCAGGATTAATATCTTATCCTACGTTTGGCTCAGTACCTAATTTGCTTACTGATACGTTAGAATTTTCAGCAGGAGGACAGGTTCAAACTATAGAATTGCCGTTCATCTCACCTATAGAGTTACAACCAAACAGTTTTGACTGGAGATTAGTAGCCAGCCAGGTTGGAATGTATTACATATATTTAGCTCAACCGCTAGTAGTAAACGGAAGTGTAGTGTCTAGTGTGAATTTCAACGTCTATATTTCTGCAGGTGATGATTTTTCATTTTATGGTTATGCAAACAATCCATTGCGTTTAGAAATTCCAGGTTTGATCAGCAACCCTCCCGCAGACGAAGAACTTGAAGCACAGGGAGATAAAAGTACCAGTTTCGACGCTAAAGTACCGGAACCTGTTGGATCACAAATTGATGTTACTTTCACTAATAGAGTTGAAAAATTACCCTATGATACTAGCATAGCTCGTCCAGTAGTTTCAGTTAGAGATATGTTGCGAAGAATGTATTTGGTGAACAAAACTATGATAAAACCTGAAGCCTTATCTGAAGAGCGAGGTATTTTAAGTTATGATGTAGCTTATTTGCTAGGACTTAGATCCCCTGTGGGCACGGAAACCAATAATATAAGGTCCACGCCAGCCAGCACCTTAAGAATAATTCAGAACATGTTTCACGGTTATTCAGGAGGAGGTCGATTTAAAATTGTAGTAACAGGCTCATCTAAAGCTACTGCGTGGTATTCACCTCCCAGTTTTATGCTACAAAGCCCAAATAGCACTCAAACTACTGGTTATCAATTATGGACAAGTATGGGTACTATTCCTAACTCAGGTCAACAAAAAGTCGAAGCTATCCAAGCTAAGTTACCAGTACCAATTGATAACGTATATGAAGAGTTTTCAGTGCAAACAGTCACACAAGAATTGTCCAATGTCAGAGTGAATGGTGCTTATGCTAATCAAAGATATGGTGACGAATTGGGAGTAGCCTCTGGCTATAGTGAGTTGGAAATGGAAATTCCAAACTTGTCTCCGTATCGATTTATGGGAGACTACGTCAGCAAGTACGGTCCTGGTATCCAAGTTATGAAAAATACTCCAACTACCAATATGGGATTTATACATGTTTGTGTACCTCAACAATGGGCGCAAGGACTGGAACCAAGAACCACTGCGATAGAGGTTTCAATTTATGCCGCTGTCGATGATGTAGCCAGATGCGGATATCAAGTCCATTCGCCGCCTTGTTTGTGGCCCGCTACTATAGTAGGCACTGGAGCACCTCAACCAAACTTTTCGGTTGGAACTACAGAATTTGCTGTACCTGGTACAGCCCAATTAGACGTCGAGCCATTGGCTACGACTTTTTATGCTATTAATGTTTAGTATTTATTAAGTATTTCTAAAGTTTATTAATCAATTAATTAAATTTTTAATGTTTTACATTTTTATAGTATTATAATTTTTAATAAAAATTGAGTTTATTGCGAACTACTCAATTTTACATTGTTTTTTACAAACAAATT